TGCAAGACTTACTGAACAATTACAACATCCGGAGAGACCATGACAAAAGAAAAGAAAAGACATCAAGTTAAATCCCAATGGTATTATATTTTTTGGGGTACTGCTACTGTTGCAGTATGTGCTGGTCAGATATTTGTAGGAAGTGGTTTCCGTAGGATGGCAGAAAGTCTTGACAATGTATTAGATGCTCCTATAAGATTGGATATTGGTGTTCCTCATCGTAGGATGCGAGAATTTGAACATCCAATGATTATAAAATGAGTGATGTTATTAGTGAATGTTCTTCAGAAGATGCTCTTTGGGCTGCTGAAGAATTTATAGATTATTTTAAAAACTTTACTTCTATTGAGGATTATTTACGTTATGCCAAATTAGAAGTAGTTGGTAGACAGACTAATTTGGTGTCTTTGAAAGATGAATTCTTTAATGAAGATATTCATCCAGAAGAGATGGAGTTTGAAGTTAAGTTTGTGGGAGAACGTTTTCAGAATGGTCTCCCGCAGGAATATTATATTAATCTTTTAACTGCAACTTCTTCAGCAGTTATTGAACATAATATTCCTGGTAGAGAATTGCGATGGATAGTATATGAAAAGAATACTAAAAAGATTGTAGGATTTATACGGTTTGGTTCTCCTACTATTAATTCAAAACCTAGAAATATTTGGTTAGGTAAAGCACCTGATCTTTCTATATTTAATCGTCATGCTGTAATGGGGTTTGCAATAGTCCCGTCTCAGCCTTTTGGATATAATTATCTTGGTGGTAAGTTACTTGCCTTATTATGTGTATCTCATTTTGCAAGAGAGCATTTAAATAAGGTATTTGAGAAAGATATTGCTTTCTTCGAGACTACTTCATTATACGGTTCTACGACCTCTGCATCGCAGTATGACGGTCTTAAACCCTTTATAAGGTATAAAGGTCTCACTGATAGTAAATTCCTTCCCTTGCTTCATGCAGAAGCATTTCATAGACTTCATAATCATTTTATTCGTTTAAACAATAATCAACCTTTAACTTCTAATGCTGCTTCTTCTAAGAAGATGAAAAGGCAGACAAAGATGATTTCCATTATTAAGAATTCTTTGAAGGATGAAGCAAAATTAAAAGAGTTTAATGATGTTATTCAGATGGCATTTAGTTTGACACAAAGAAAGAGATCTTATACATCTGATTATGGTTATTCAAATGTTAGAGAAGTAATTCTTGGTGAGCAAGATGAATTAGTTCGTGGTCCGAATTGGGATAAGTTTTATTTGGAGAATATAATTTCTTGGTGGAAGAAGAAAGCGGGTAAGAGATATGAAAAGATGAAGAAGGAGGGTAGGTTTAGAACTGAGGTCGAACTCTGGACAGAGGATGATGATATTCAAATTATAAGATGACTGAATTAAAAGATTGGTTGAATTCTATCAACTTTACAAAGGAAGATTTGTCTGAAGATATAAGGGATTATCCACCCTATATTGTTAATCGTTGTTTATCAGGTCATCTTGATTGTGTGATGTTTGCTAATGAGATGAATAAATACCCTAACTTAGATAAAGATATGCAATATTCATTTTATCTAAATACACTTAGGAAAAAGAAGAGATTCTCTCCCTGGCTCCGCAAGGATAAAGTCACGGATCTCCAATGTGTAAAACAATACTATGGTTATAGTAATGAGAAAGCATCTCAAGCACTGAAAATCTTATCACCCCAACAATTGGAATTTATTAAACAACGACTTGAAACTGGAGGAAGACAATGACTACTTCTACGGTAGAACCTGAGGTAAGTTGGTCGCAAGACCAAATGGTAGAAGTGCAACTTAAGGAACCTGATGACTTTTTAAAGGTTCGTGAAACCTTAACAAGAATTGGTGTAGCATCTAGAAAAGAAAAGAAACTTTACCAAAGTTGCCATATTCTGCATAAGCAGGGTAGATATTATATTGTGCATTTTAAGGAGTTATTTGCACTAGATGGCAAACACGCTAATCTTACTTCTAACGACGTTCAGCGTCGGAATCGTATTGCTCGTCTCCTTGCTGATTGGGGTCTTATAGAAATCGTAAAACCAGATTCAGTTTCTGATATAGCACCTCTTAATCAGATTAAAGTTCTTGCTTATAAAGATAAGGGTGAATGGATTCTGGAACAAAAATATAACATTGGTAAGAAAGGAAAGACACAAGAAGAATGACGGTTAACACTATATTATTAATACTTCTGGTGATTGTTAACTACTCAAATTTCTATCTTACTCATATGCATGGTAGGAAACCGAAACGCTTAAGTCGGAAATCATCACCCCGCTTTTTAAGGGATCGTGTATAATTAGTAGTGAACGCCGAAAGGGTTCACACAACATATACTCGCTTTAAAAGGAGGACACTATCATGGCTAACCTACAAAGGTATCGTGCTGCAGATCTATCTGAGTTAATGGATAAGATCGTAAAGAACAGCATAGGAATGGATGATTACTTTGATCGATTTTGGAATACACAAGAGACAACTTCTAACTATCCGCCATATAATTTAGTACAGGTAAATAACGTTGAGTCGAGGTTGGAAATCGCACTTGCCGGCTTCAAGAAAGATGAAGTACACGTCTATACGGAGTTTGGAAAACTACATGTGGAAGGCAAGAAAGAAGAATCGGAAGATGTGGGAGAATTCGTCCATAAAGGACTTGCCACACGGTCTTTCACTAGGGTCTGGACACTCACAGATGATACCGAAATACGAGATGTACAATTCAGAGATGGATTGCTCGTGGTACAACTGGGAAAAGTAGTTCCAGATCATCATGCTCGTAAAGACTATCTCTAAATAGAGATGAGTTCGAGATGGATCAGCACCCTTTACAGGGTGCTTTTTTATTGCTATAATAATCGGAGGTAAAAGTGTATTATGACCATTAAGTTATTACTTTTAAAATCAGGTGAGGATGTCATTGCTGACGTTTCTGAAATGGTTATGGGAGAGGGTGATGAAAAAAGAGTGGTTGGATATCATCTAGATAAACCATGTGTTATTAAGATGAGGAATCCCAATCTTACTGAAGATAAAGGTTTTCAAAAGAAAGCAGGTTTTGAGGTTTCTTTATTCCCTTGGATTCCTCTTACTAAACAGGAAAATATTCCAATCCCTGCAGATTGGCTTATTACGCTAGTTGAACCAGTAATCAAATTAAAAGAAATGTACGTGGAGGACATTGTAAACTATGGAAATCAAAGTAATAGTATTGACAACAACGCAGCAGATTCTGATAAGTCAGATTGAAGAAGTTGCTGCAATTGATATTGGACAACCGGATTGTAAATTAATCAATCCATTTTGGGTTAATAGTACTGAGGGTTCCATAACTTTAGAACCTTTCTTGCTAGGATTCTCAAAAGATGATACATTTATGTTGAGTTCGGATAAGATTCTCACTTTGTGTGAACCTACTCCAACTCTTCTTGAAAAATACCAAGATCTTATTAAGTGAAATTCTACACCAACGTTCAATTAATTGGTAATCAATTCCTTGTTAGAGGAGTTGAGAATGGAAAGAGGTATGAGCATAGGGATGAATTTTTCCCTACTCTATTTGTTAAGTCTAAAAAGAGTACTAAATATAAAACGTTGTCGGGAGAAGCAGTTGAAGCCATTCATCCAGGAACAGTACGGGATTGTCGTGACTTCTATAAAAAGTATGAGGATATTGAGGGATTTGAAATCTATGGGAACGATAGATATATCTATCAATATATCTCTGAGAAATATCCCGAAGATGAGATTAAGTTTGACATCAGTAAGATTAAACTTGTTACTTTGGATATTGAAGTTGCGTCTGAGCAAGGGTTCCCTGATGTTGAATCGTGCTCAGAAGAGATTCTGGCAATCACAATACAAGACTATACAACTAAGCAGATCGTTACTTGGGGAAGTAAACCCTTTGAGAATAATAGAAAGGATGTAACTTATCATCATTGCCCTACAGAACATGCTCTGTTAACTTCGTTCATTAATTATTGGATGCAGGATGTTCCAGATGTTATTACTGGATGGAATATACAGTTATATGATATCCCCTATATCTGCAAGCGTCTTGAGCGTGTCTTAGGTGAGAAATTAATGAAGAGATTCTCACCTTGGGGATTGGTGAGTGAGAGTGAGATTCATATTATGGGAAGAACCCATACTGTATTTGATGTTGGTGGTGTTACTCAATTAGATTATATTGATCTCTATAAGAAGTTTACTTATAAAGCACAAGAGTCATATCGATTAGATTATATTGCAAGTGTAGAACTTGGTCAGAAGAAGTTAGATCATAGTGAGTTTGATACATTTAAGGACTTCTACACAAAGGGTTGGCAGAAGTTTATTGAGTATAATATAATCGACGTTGAACTTGTTGACCGTTTGGAAGACAAGATGAAATTGATTGAGTTGGCATTAACTATGGCATATGATGCTAAGGTTAATTACAACGATGTATTC